CTCTTGCAATCGGCTTTGACGGGAACTATAGGCATTATAGCTGGCTACATTTCGGGCAAAGCAGAATGAATGAAAGTTCACAAAGATAAAAAGATAAAAAAAGTCAAAAAAAGACTTGACTTTGATAAATAGATTTGTTATAATAAGTACATGAAGAAATATGTCATGTACACTAGGCTAATAAAAGAATAGTAATTTAGGCATATACATAGGCTAATATAGGAGAAATAATGGCTACACTAGCAGAAATACGAGCAAAGCTCTTGGAGAAAGAGCAACGCACTGGCGGAAACTATCAATCCGACAATGCAATTTACGCATTCTGGAACATCCCAGATAATTCCACAACAACACTAAGATTTTTACCAGATTCCGACGACACTAATACGTTCTTTTGGAAAGAGCGTCAGATGATTCGTTTGGCATTTCCTGGTATTAAAGGACAAGACGAGTCGCGTAGTGTGACAGTCCAAGTTCCTTGTGTAGAGATGTGGGGCGATCCATGTCCTGTACATGCAGAAATTCGTCCTTGGTTTAAAGATCCAAGTCTCGAAGACGAAGGTCGTAAGTATTGGAAAAAACGATCTTATATCTTTCAAGGATTTGTTATTGACAATCCTATGAGTGATGACCAACTACCAGAAAATCCAATTCGCAGGTTTATTATAAATCCGTCTATATACAAGATTATTTCAGCGGCACTAATGGATCCTGATTTTCCGGAAATTCCAACTGACTATGAAGGAGGAACCGACTTCAAACTCACAAAAACACAAAAAGGTCAGTATGCGGATTATTCAACATCTAACTGGGCTCGTCGAGAGCGTAGTTTAGATCAAACTGAACGAGATGCAATCCAAACACACGGATTGTTTAATTTAAATGATTATATGCCAAAACGGCCAAACAATGATGAGGTTAAGATTATCTTTGAAATGTTTGAATCATCTGTAGCAGGAGAACTATATGATCCAGAACGTTTTGGTTCGTATTATACTCCACAGGGTGTTCAGCTGATAAACAGACCAGCACCTAGCGGCCCGTCGCAGGTTTCAAAAACACCCGAACCAGTTGTTGCAGAAACAACAACAACTCCTACCGAAGAGAAAGTTGAAACTGAAACCGAAGGCGGAGAAAAACCTTCAGCGGATCAAATTCTTAAAATGATTCGTGAGCGCAAAGCTCAATAATTTTATATAAGGGGGACATTAGTCCCCCTTTACTTTCACTTCAGAGGAAATAAATGAAACCATTTGATATATCAAAATTTAGAAGAAGTATTACAAAAGCAGTCCCAGGAATGTCCGCAGGATTTCACGACCCCGTAGATTGGATTAGTACTGGTAATTATGCACTTAATTTTTTAATTTCAGGCGATTTTAATAAAGGTATACCTTTGGGGAGGGTTACATGTCTTGCTGGTGAAAGCGGAAGCGGAAAAAGTTTCATTGCCAGTGGAAACTTGGTGCGTCATGCCCAACAGCAAGACATCCTCCCTATTATATTAGATTCAGAAAATGCCCTTGATTCGGATTGGTTATCTGCTTTGGATGTAGATATTTCTGAAGATAAATTGTTACGATTTGGCGTATCAATGGTAGACGAAGTTGCAAAATTTATTAGTGAGTTTATGAAAGGCTACCGAGAACAATATGCAGATGTAGAATACGAAGAACGACAAAAAGTTCTGTTTGTAGTAGATTCGTTAGGTATGCTACTTACTCCTACTGATAAAGATCAATTCGAAAGAGGCGACATGAAGGGAGACATGGGTCGTAAGCCAAAGGCATTAACGGCCCTTGTTCGTAATAGTGTTAATTTGCTTGCAGGTAATCCTGTAGGCTTAATTGTAACAAACCATACTTATGCATCACAAGACATGTTTGATCCTGATGATAAAATCAGTGGAGGACAAGGTTTTATATATGCTTCAAGTATTGTTGTTGCAATGAAAAAACTTAAACTTAAAGAAGACGAAGAAGGTAATAAAATAACAGATATACGAGGTATACGAGCGGCTTGCAAAGTAATGAAAACACGTTTTGCAAAACCATTTGAAAGTGTACAAATTAAAATACCATATGATACTGGCATGGATCCGTATAGCGGTTGTTTAGATTTGTTTGAAAAAGCAGGTGTTATAGTTAAAGAAGGTAATAAATTAAAATATACAACTGCAAAGGGTGAAGAAATAAAAGAATTCCGCAAGGGATGGAGTCATGAAAACTTGCAAAAAGTTATAGATGACTTCAAAGAAAACGGTGCTCCTCTGGTAAATAACGATGATGTTATATCAGAGGAGGTAATTGATGAAAATGAGTGAACAGGAAGTCCATTTGATTCACGATTTATGGGATGTAGTAAAATCTTATTCTTCAAATAAAGATCATGAGATTGTATGCGAAGAGTTATTTGAAAAATTTGATAATAACGGATTTGTTATAGAAGATAATGTAAGAGAATTAACAGGCTATGACGGCACAATGGACAAAGTATTAGCAAATATGTATGGTGAAGAAGAAGAAGACGAAGATTATTTAGATGGCGAGGACCCCGAAACATATGATTACTGATGAGTACATGGTATAGAAAAATACAAGAAGACTTAGGCGAATTAGTCAACTGCATACCTGCGTTTGAAGCAATACTCGATGAAGCAAGAGTAGAATGTAGTATGAAAGGTAACTTAGAACGGATATCTAGAGAAATGCCCGGTATAGTTGAACATAGATTTAATCAGTTACAAGAAATAGAAGCAATATTAGAACATCTTAATATTGAACTTCGTAAAAAACGGTCCCACATTTTTAGAAAATTCACAGAACATTATAATAAAGCATTAAGTTCAAGAGATGCTGAAAAATATGTTGATGGGGAGGATGAAATAGCCGACTTTCAACATTTAATTAATGAATTTGCATTATTGCGAAATAGGTTTCATGGCCTTATAAAAGCACTTGATGCAAAACAATTTCAAATTAATAATATAGTAAAATTGCGAGTAGCAGGATTGGAGGATATAGGGTTGTGAGTAGTACAGCAGATTGGTGGTATACAGTTCGCCTACCTGAACTAGAAGCAGAAGAAAAAATTAAAAAAGAGAAAGAAAATTCTAAGAATCTGGTAGAAATGGTAGAAGAAATGAAGAAAATGAGAGAAAAAAAGCCAAAAAATGAAAAAAAAGGTTGACCTTTGGGGCGTAAGGCCGTATAATAGTAGTATGAAGAATAAGAAAGTAAACATTAACCTAAAGCAAGGATACGCCATGCTAGTAAATGCTAAAGTACATTCCGGTGAATATGGAGGAAAACCAGTTAATGATTTAATTTTTCCGTTAGTTAAAGGATATGCAGTAGGTAAAAACGGAGGCTTTATTACAGTAGATGGAGCCCATGTTCCAGGTTTTCCAGATCGTGAAATCCGCATTAAGCTCGTTAGCAAGAACGATTACGAAGTTGTTAATTCCTTCCAAGCTCAAGTAGAAGAGAATTCAAAAGAAGAAACAGTTAAAACTCCAGTAATAGTTAAAGAAGAAAAGTCCGACGAAGAGCGTATTAAAGAAATTGCTGAACGTTTTGAGATTTTGGATGAAATGACCCAAGCCTCAATAGATGGTGTTGTACGAGGGATGATAGTAACAGGACCTCCCGGAATTGGAAAAAGTTTTGGTGTTGAAAAAGTTGTAGAGAAAAACAGCATGTTTGACAAACTTGCAGATCGGCCAGTAAAGTATGGAACCGAAAAAGGCGCCGCAAGTGCAATTGGTTTGTACATGTTACTTTACAGGTATGCTGACCCAGGTAGCGTTTTGGTACTTGATGACTGCGATAGCATCCTTTGGGACGAACTGAGTTTAAACTTACTGAAAGCGGCACTTGATTCTAGTGCAAAAAGGATGATTAGTTGGAACACAGAAAGTTCGGCATTACGTAGAGAAGGTGTTCCGGAGAAATTTGAATTTTGTGGATCAGTTATTTTTATTACAAACTTGAAGTTCGATAATGTTAAGAAAGGTAAACTTAAAGATCACTTAGAAGCAATCCTTTCAAGATGCCATTACTTGGACTTGACACTTGATACAATGCATGATAAGTTGCTCCGTGTAAAGCAGATTGTTGGAGCCGGAATGCTTGATTCGTATAACTTTAGTAAAGACGAAGTTGCAGGACTTGTTATGTATATGGAAGAACACAAAGACAAGTTACGTGAAGTGAGCTTGAGGATGGTAAACAAGATTGCAGACCTTAAAAAGATGGCTCCGGAACGTTGGATGAGATTAGCAGAATCAACTTGCATGAAACGCAAGTAATTATTAACTTTAAACAAAAAGGAGTTCTTTGAACTCCTTTTTTTATGGCCTTTAATGACTAAATGTATAATTGAAATAAAAGATGAAGTAAATGTAAAGATACATGACTTAGATTTGGCCACAAGACGGCAATTAGAAAAAAAGTTTAAGTATTTTTTACCACATGCATACCATGTGCCTGCATATAAATTAGGGCGATGGGATGGATGTGTCTCCTTCTTTGGTATGGGCGGAGTTACTTACCTTAATTTATTAGATGAAATCATTCCTATACTTAATGAAAAATACGACATTAAGGTCAAAGACAAACGAAAGAATCAATCATTTAATTTTAATATAGTTACAAGCACAATATATGATAAATTAGTTTGGCCAAAGGGGCATACACATAAAGGACAAAATATTGTCCTCAGAGACTATCAAGTTGATATTATAAATCAATTTTTATCAGAACCGCAATGCCTGCAGGAGATTGCTACAGGGGCTGGTAAAACGTTAATTACGGCTACTTTAAGTCACTCTGTGGAGCCATATGGGCGTACTATAGTCATAGTACCTAATAAAGATCTTGTTACACAAACAGAAGATGATTATAAGAATTTAGGACTCGATGCCGGGGTATATTTTGGGGATAGAAAGGAATTTGGTAAGACTCATACTATATGCACCTGGCAGAGTCTTAATTCAATGGATAAACGATATAAGGATGGTGAAATTGATATAGGACTTAAAACATTTGCTAAAGATGTAATATGTGTTATAGTAGATGAAGTACACATGGCTAAAGCAGATGTGCTTCGCAAATTGCTTACAGGGCCTTTTGCTACAATACCTATACGTTGGGGGCTTACTGGTACCATACCTAAAGAAGATTGGCAATATGCTAGTTTAAAAGTGTCATTGGGCGATGTAATAAACAGATTAAGTGCATCAGATTTACAAGAGCAAGAAGTTCTTGCTAATTGTGAAATAAATATTATACAAGTGCAAGATACAGTTGCTTATCCAAATTATCAATCCGAACTTACTTACTTAACAACCAATGAAGATAGAATAGATTATCTTGCTGGATTATTCAAAGATATTGTAAAAGGCGGCAATACTTTAATTTTAGTAGATCGTATTAAAGCAGGAAAAATGCTTCAAGAAAGACTAGGAAATGAGAGCGTATTTATATCTGGATCCGTTAAATCAACCGACAGACGAAAACAATACAGCGAAGTTCAAGAAGCCGACAACAAAATCATTATTGCTACTTACGGGGTTGCTAGTATTGGTATCAATATTCCTAGGATATTTAATTTGGTTCTCGTAGAACCAGGAAAAAGTTTTATTAGAGTTATTCAATCAATCGGTAGAGGCATAAGAAAAGCCCAAGACAAAGACTTTGTTAATGTTTGGGATATAACATCTTCTGCAAAGTTTAGCAAACGACATTTAACTAAGCGTAAAAAGTTTTATGCTGATGCTAAGTATCCATTTACAATTCAGAAAGTTACAATATGAAAATATTAACATTAGATAACATACCTTATGAATTAGATACAGTACCTGAAGAAATAGATGATATACGTTATTCTGTATTAGATTATACTGATCCAAATGATGTAGATTATATTTTTATGCCTTTGGTATTTTTGGAATCATTTAATGCACCAGCCGCTGTATGTCGGATTGGTCCACATCAAATTAATATTCCTTTGGATTGGAGTTTAATTATTAGTGAACCTGATGTCGGTGATGCCGAAGTAATGTCATTAATGACATTAAATGATAGAAATTTTAAAGCATTTTGTTTGAATCCGCTTAGTGATATTATGCCCGAATTTTTACCAATTACAATAGAAAATATATTTTCAGAAACCAAATGGTTTTTTCCTAAATTAAAGCCAGGGCATATTTTAACAATACCGTTAGAAGAGAAACCAAAACCAACATGTGCATATTTTTTAAAAGAAACAAATAAAGTACCAGAAGTATTAAGTATTGATCAAATATGGATTTAAATGTCTAGTGTTTCTCTCAAAGATGTTTGTTTAGCAATTGACAAACGAAATAAAACATTTTATAATAGTATAGATACTGAGCAACAAAAAAAGTTTAGTATATGGCTTTATATGCGATATGCTTCTAGTGTTAATGATCCTATATTTAGAGATCATTATTTAGAAATGGTTAATGATCTTGTAAATGTTAATTTTAATGATTTAACAAAACATAAAGAATTACAGTGGTTGTTAATGTCAGTATGTGGTATAGGTAAGAAACAATTTCATCCTTGGATTAAACCAGGTAAACGTAAAGAAAAACCTAAAATAAAAACCTGGCTAGCAAAAGCATTTCTTAATTTAAAAGATAGTGAATTGGATACCCTTATAGAATTAAATACAATTGATGAACTCAAAGACTATGCTACTCAACAAGGACTTACAGATAAAGAAATTGAACGAATCTTTTAAGTGTAAATTTTGTAAAAAATCATTTAAACGTGAACGCACTCTTGCCGTTCATATGTGTCAACAAAAACATCGCTTTAATGCAAAAAATGAGTTACCTAGTAGAATAGCATTTGAAGCATTTTGTGTATTCCATAAAACATGTATGCCTGGCAATATTTATGGAGGAAGTCCCCCATTAGAAAAATTTATTAATTCTCCGGAATACAACGGATTTTATATATTTGGAAAGTACCTTGCAGATCTTAAATTGTTGAAAGATCAGCAACAAGAGTTTATAAAATTTGTTATGCAACAAGGTGTTAAAATAAAAGATTGGACAAAGAGCTTTGTATTAGAAGAATTTATAAAATTATATTCATTAAAAGAGGATCCCAAACGAGCAGTTGAATCTGTAATAATATTAGCAGAGGAATGGAGCAATGAAAATAATAAACATTGGACAGAATTTTTTGACAAAGTATCCCCGAGTATGGCAACTCATTTTATCATCACCGGACGTATTAGCCCTTGGATTATTTATGGTACTAATGCTGGTCAGCGTATGGTTGATAAATTAAATGAAAGAGAGTTAGAACTTGTTGTTAATCATATTAATGTTAATACATGGAAACATAAACTAAAGAAGTATCCTGCTTCTTTAAATGAATTAGAAATAATAGACAATACATGTAAAATATGACTGATATTGATATTGACTTAAAAAATAGAGAAGATGTGTTGACTAAGTTAAAACACATACCAGCAAGCATTATAACAAATACAGTAAAAAAACACAATACTGGTGTCTATTTCCACAACATACCACACGATCCAAGTACGAATTTAAGTACTATAAGTTATAAAGAAGCAGAAGATTTGGGCTATTTTAAAATAGATCTGCTTAATGTAAACATTTATGAACATGTTAAAAACGAAGCACATTTAAATACATTATTAAAACGAGAACCAGGTTGGGATTTATTTTTGCATAAAGAAATAGTACAGCAGTTATTTCATATACACGACCATTATGATATAGTTGCACAAATGCAACCTAGATCTATAGATCAACTTGCTATGGTACTTGCTATTATAAGGCCAGCAAAACGTAACTTGTTGGGACAACAATGGTCAATAATAAAAAAGCAAGTATGGTTAAAACCGAATGATAATTCATATTACTTTAAAAAGTCTCATGCTATAAGTTATGCATATGCAATTATAGTACAACTTAATTCGCTTTGCGAATTAGCTGAATCTGCCGACGCTTAACTCGTTTTTGCATTACATCTTGTAATGAAATGGTTGGTCCGTATAGTATTTCAAAATCTTTAATTGTAAATGTAGATAAAATAGGTTTAAATGGCGCCCATCGATTACCTAATATAATATTAATAGGAATTGTTCTATTCGATTCCCACCACCATTCTTCGCCTAGATCTAAGAATAATTTTTTATCATCTTTTTCTTTTAATTTATTATATACATATACAGAGGCTATATTATTACTGACATTTTGTACTATTCCAATGTACTCATTTGTTCCATATCTACATAAGCTGAGAAAAGGAAACTTATCTAAAAATTCTTTAATTTCTGTTTCTAGTTCCATAATTAATTTGCGATAAATATATTTAAGTGAGATAAACGCATGGCAGAAACGCTAACACTATTTAAGTATGAGACTGACATCCATTTGATGTTGGCAGATGATATTAACAAAACGGTGAATCCTCCTATGAATAATAAAATTATTAAAATATATAAAGGCGTCGACAGCGTCTTAAACTTCTATATCAAAGACAAAGATCGAAAGGCTGTTAGTTTAACGTCTGGTACACTTACAGCATATTTAGTAAATCACACAACCAGTAATTTGATATTTTCTAGGTTAGTAGAAGAGATAGATAATACCACTGGACAGGCAAAACTTAAAATTTTAAATAAAGATTTAACAAGTATTGAATCAGGATTTTATGATTTGTCGTTAACATTTACAAATGTAGACGGAGAAACATTATCGCTTTATACAGATAGGGCAGATAATGCAAAAGTAACAATAGAAGTTAAAGATGGACCTATGCCAAAATTAGTAGATTCTGCTTCTGTAACATTTTCAACCGATGGTGGAACCGGAGGTAAGGAATATAGTTCAGCAGTAGAGGTTTCGTCTATTGCACCAGATACTACTGGAAATCATACTGTTGTTGCATATTTTACAAATTATACTGGTAATCTTTATGTAGAAGGATCCATTGAACAAACAGCCGCAGGATGGTTTCCTATTACAATAGGTAGTGGCACTGAGCATAAAGTATACACAAGTGTATCATCTCCGGACCCTGTTAATTTTACTGCAAATTTGAATTGGATTCGATTTGCACATGATCCAGACGCAGAAAATGCAGGAACGGTTGACAAAATTCTTTATAGAAGTTAAACTATATGTATGAGTATAGTTCTAGATGTTGTTAAAGCAAATCTACCTATAGATGCAAAGCAAACCCCATCTGGTTGGTTAACGATAAATTGTCCTTGTTGTATACATTTTGGACAGGCTAGACCCGACAGACGACACAGAGGAGGGTTCATGTTCACTCCTGACGAAGGTGTCGTTTATCATTGTTTTAATTGTAATTATAAAACCGGCTGGAAACATCCTGATAGATTTTCCGATAAATTTAAAAAATTATTAAAATATTTAGGTTTGCCTAGATCTGATATTCAACGACTTACATTGGAAACAATGCGAGAAGCAGATTTAGTACAACCAATTAAAAAAGAAATACCGGAATATAAAATAAATTGGCCAGAATATAAATTACCAAGTGGTTCAAAACCTTTAGATCAATGGGAATTTAATCCTTTATATAATAAGGCATTGGAATATATTAGTTATAGAGGTTTATTAGATTTGAGTGATTGGTATTATAGTAATGCAATAATTGGTCAAATGCAACATAGAATTATATTGCCATATAAGTACAAAAGCAAAATAGTAGGTTTTACAGCAAGATGGATAGGTGAAGAACAACATAAATATCCTAAGTACTACCAACAACAACCTAGAGATTTTGTATTTAATTTAGATGCACAAATAAAAGAAAGAAAATATGTATTAGTTACAGAAGGCCCGTTTGATGCAGTTGCAATAGACGGAGTAGCAATAGGTGGTAGTAATATAAATTATCAACAAGCTCAGATTATTAATCAATTAGGCAAAGAAGTTATATTTGTACCTGATCAAGATAAAGCAGGCATTGACGTGGTACGACAGGCAACATATTATAATTGGCATGTAAGTTTTCCACCATGGGGTGATGTTAAAGATTGTGCCGAAGCAGTAAATAAATATGGCCGGCCGTTTGCTCTTAAAAGTATCTTAGCCTTTGTTGAAACTAACAAAACAAAAATAAAAGTGAAGAGTCAATTATGGAAGTAGGAATATTTGGAGATTATAATTCCTTTATGACTGGTATGGGAGCTATAAAGGCTGTCTGGGATAAAACAGACATGAAGGGAGCAGACACAGAAACGAGCAAAGACAACGATCCTATAGGATGGGAAAGATTTTTAGCAGAAAAAATTGAATACGTAAATTTTGAAGTTACGCCATGTTGTAGCAATCAAGAAATTATAAATCAATTAGTAACATCTATTCAACAAAAACCCAAAGATTTATATATTGTTCAAACTACATCATGGTATATGTCATCATTTGGTATTATGGATTATGATTATTTTCAACATAGAACAAAACATAACCTTACATATAATTTAATAGATCCACGTAGTCATGTAGGTAAGCGGTATCCGACTGCTGTGTTTCCATATCATCCTAATTATACTTTTAATAAAACACCATTTACTGTGGGCGGACTTGAAGGCGATCCATCAACACCTAGATGGATTTCCCAAACAGATGCTGATTTTTCTATTGATACTGCTGGATTATTTAAGTCTGTTTTTACTAGTTGTATAGATAATATAGAAAATCCAAACCTTATTGAGGGGCAAGAAGATGCTCGCAGAATGAGAGCAGTTTATGGAGAATTAGGTAAGGTATTAATGCATGATCATTTAGGCTCACAATTAAAGCAAGAAGAAATTTTTGCAACAATTAATTTATTAAATTTACTAAGTCAAACACATAACATTTGGTATTTTCATTGGTTTCCGCCGTTAGGTAGAGTAGAAGATTTTAATTATATGGAAGATCCACATTCATCTGGTCATCGCATTTCAGATTTTAGACGGCAAAATAGAAAAGATACTATTGGATTAAATTATGCAAAATTAGAAAGATTAAACACAGATAAACGTATACATCCATTTAGTGTAATGGACTGGATGATAATGACACATAGAGATAAATTAAACAACGAAACAGACTGGTTAAATGAGGCCGGTCATAAAATAGTATTTGACGAATATATTTGTTCAAACGATACACTTATGAATATACTAAAAAATGGCTGAAGAAATAAAAGAATACACCGAAGATATGCAAAAACTTTATGTAGAGTTTTTATTATCGGATCCTGAATTATATGCACGATGCCAAGCAATTGTAGATGCGGAATATTTTGATAGAAAATTTAGAAAAAGTGTAAGATTTATACAAGAACATGCAACCGGATATTCTGTATTACCTACTCCAGACCAAATTGAAGCACAAACTGGTATAAAATTTACACTAGTTAAGGATGTTGATGAACGACATCAAGATTGGTTTTTGGATGACTTTGAACAATTTTGTAAGCACAAGGCATTAGCAAATGCAATTCTTAGTTCAACAGATTTATTAGAAGAAAATCAATTTGGTGCCGTTGAAAAAATGATCAAGGATGCAGTTCAAGTTAGTTTGGCAAAAAATTTAGGTACAGATTATTATGTAGATCCAGCAGATAGATTGCGGAATTTAAAAACATTAAATGGAGGAACAAGCACTGGTTGGGAAACAATGGATTCAAAACTGTTTGGTGGATTTAATAAGGGAGAACTTAATATATTTGCAGGAGGTAGCGGTGCAGGTAAGAGTATATTTCTGCAAAATCTAGCAATAAACTGGTCGCTAATGAAGTTAAATGTTGTGTATATTAGTTTAGAATTAAGTGAACAGTTAACTGCTATGCGTATGGATGCAATGAATACAGGCTATTCAACTAAGGAATTATATAGAAATTTAGACGATGTAGATTTGCGTATTAAAATGCAAAAGAAAAAAGCAGGAGCTATTCAAATAGCACAATTAGTAAGTGGTTGTACAGTAAATGATATACGAGCATACTTAAAAGAATATACAGTACAAACAGGCATACGACCAGATTGTATATTAATTGATTATTTAGATTTAATGATGCCCGTTCAACAAAAAGTACTACCAAGTGATTTGTTTATTAAAGATAAATTTGTTAGTGAGGAACTCAGGAATTTAGCAGTAGAATTAGATATTTTATTTGCAACAGCATCACAATTAAATAGAGGTGCAGTAGACGAAATTGAATTCGACCATAGTCATATTGCAGGCGGACTTAGTAAAATACAAACAGCAGATAATGTAATTGGTATATTCAGTTCACGAGCAATGCGAGAACGAGGACGAATACAAATACAATTTATGAAAACTAGATCTAGTAGTGGCGTAGGACAAAAAGTCGACTTAGAATTTGATGGCAACACATTACGAATATCTGATCTACCAGAGGGAGAAGAAGAAAGCCCAGTTGAAGATATATATGCCAAACTTAAAAAGAAATCAACTCTTTCAAAGGTAAAATCTGGATTGGCTGATAACCAGGTAGTTGACGACCAAGTAGATCATACAGATAAATTACGAAAAATGTTAAAGGGCATGGAATGAAGCAAGAAGAACAACTTAAACATGCTAATTATTTTACTACAAATATAGAATGCGATCAACTTAATACTGCTGATTCAAAGGCTAATAGGATATTACTTAAAATATATGGAGGTATTGGTGATGCATTAATGTGTCTACCGATAATACGTAAATTATCTGAAATATACCAAATAGATATTGCATTGCGGAATGCTGATAAATCAGATATAGGCGAATGGACAGCAGAACTAATAGAAAATAATCCTTATGTAAATAATGTTTATACATGGAAATATTGGACAACCCATTTAAGTGAATTGCGAGTATATAAAAAAGTTGTTGTTTATAATCCGTTTCCGTTAGATCAAGAAATGTTTTATGCAGAACCTATGCATAGATTAGATTTGGCCGCCGACTTAATGGGGGTTACAGATTGTAAACCACATGATATAAATATTCATTTAACAACCGATGAAAATACATGGGCATATAATAAATTAGAACTTATTAAAAATCCTGTAATTATTCAACCAACTGTTCTACGAGAACAGTGGTCCAATAATCAAGGTAAACAAATTCCGTTAGAAATTTATCCTAGGCTTTTTAAAGACTTTCCTGAATTAACATTTGTAGGACTTGGAACTACAATAGGTAACAATGGGGACGGAATAGATTTAGGTAAATGGGATAATTATGTATCTTTTTTGGACCAAACTACAATTAGGCAAGCCATTGCATTATTAAAATGGTCTAAATTTCATATTATTCATGATAGTTTTTTGGGCCATGCAAGTGCAGGATATAATAAAAAAGGTATAGTTATATTTGGTTGTACATCTCCGCAAGTATATGGATATAAAAATAATTATAATCTTTGGTATGCTCCACCGTGTGCTCCGTGCCTGGTACAATCAGAACCAATGGAATGGCATCAGGAATGTTGCATTAAAAATGGAGTACCAGTGGAATATGATAATTTAAAACGAAATATTAAGAAATTAATAACTGAAGAGCTTTCAGGAGTGCTTGACCTTGAGTAGGGTGTACATCTCTACCACTTGCCATTAAATTAACGGCCGCCATGGCACTATCTAACATTTGCGGGCCCATTTGCGGATCAGGATGCAATGCCGAAGGATCTATGTTTTGTATAGCATTAAGTACACCGGAAGGATCGGCAGGTTCCTCTGCTTGGGCTAATGCTTCTTCATCGGGTTGGGGTTGCCAGTCTGGGTGATATGGACTTGCTTCATCTAAATCAAATGCTCTCATAACAATATTTAGCTAAATATTATATAGTATTAAGAGGATTGTATATGACATCCACAAGAAGTCTTTTTGAAGAAATTAGTTCAATTGCAACTAAACGAGATAGTTCATTATTAGTTGAATCTAGAGCAGAACATATTATTGCAAGTGTTATTAATTTAATACATTTAATACAAGAGTCGTATTCACAAGACCAAGCGGCAGATTTAAATAAACGATTAATAAATGCAATAAGGACCGAAGATGTACGCAAATTCACTAGAGGTATGCGTAAAATAAAAGAGCAGGTAGGAAATGACAATTAAAGATATTTTAAATAAAGTTAAACCGGCTAGTAGATTATCCGTAAAAGATCCGACAACAAAACGATTTAGAAGACGCAAAGGAAAAGATTTTCATACCAAAGGTGATTTTGGTCACAAATTTAAAGTTTCTAATATTACAAAGCGAATAAAAGGCGCATTGTGTGATGACATTAACAACGATACAGAATGAACCAGATCTTCTGGTAGAAAACCAAAGTAGTTTTCAACTAATTAATACTTTAACCGAAAGTAGACTATTCAGGCAACCTCAGGTTTTAAAAAATTTAGGCAAACAAGGTCTAAAAGACTTAACTTTTTTATATATACTATTATTATACATATTATATAACGAACCCGAAACTCACGAAAAGGCAGTACTTTACGCTAAACGAACTAAATCATACAGGGACTTTGACACTTTTTATATAGGCGGAACAGATTTATATCTACTTATTAATGCTAATCTAGGCTCGATCAATAAACCTCTATTACTTATGTTTCTTGATCGTTTGGCTAATGCAAGTATAGAAAGAGAATTTGTACATAGATTTTTTTTAAATGCACAAAACACATTACGAGTAAACAATAGTGTATTAAGATCTGCTAGAAGATATGTTCAAGATTGGCACATAATGGGTCAACAACGTAAATACCAAACAATGACCCAAATATTATCATTTGTACGAACAAAAGCAAGGTACATAGAAGTGTATGATGATATAACCGAAATACATAGAAAATATTCATAATTTGATAAATAGATGTAACAAGTAAAAGTTATTAAGGAGATTAATTATGGCTTTAGACGACAACGCAAGAAGTAATGC